TCACCCTGCCAAATAAAAATCCGCCGGTCCGTACCAGATCGGCGTTGTCCGCCGCCAGCTCCTGCCAGAGCCGCGCCGCTGTCTGCTGCCGGTCGGCGGATGACGTCAGCTTGACGTCACCCGCTGTGAATTCCCTGATTTGATCGTTGCCGCACAGGCTAAAGAGCCGCAGCGCATACGCCGCGCCGAGCGCCTCCAGCCTGGTGGTTTGGCGGCTGTCCGGCGTCTCCACCAGACAGCGCTCCTCCACGAACGCGCAGGCGTCCTCGATCAGCGGCATCCAACGCTGCAGGGCGTCGGCGTCCAGTCCGGCAAGCACGGCAAAGCGGTCGCATACATTTGCAACATTCACGCGCTTCCCTCCGTTTCTCAGGACAGGGTTTTTGCCGCTTCGGTAAAGATCTTGGCAAAGCCTGCCGTGCAGGTGATGGCTGCACGCTCGAGCTGGCGGTCGATCAGCTTGTCGTAGTCGGTCGTCACGCCGCCTGCCTGCACCATTTCAAGCGCGCAGTTTTTGTCCAGACCGATGATTTTGCCGGCAGTCATCTCGGGCGCATGCAAAAGCGCGGCGCCCAGCGGCGTGATCATCTTGCCGCTGCCCTGAAAGTCGAGCCCGGCGTTGGCGTCCTGCAGCTGCGGCAGCGCGAGCAGCTGCTGCATCTCCTGTGTGGGCGCCAAAATGGTGTTCAGCTCGTAGGGCGTCAGCTGTGCCCAGAGCGCCAGCAGGTCGGCATAACCGAGCTCGCCTGCCGTCTGCACGCTGACGTTGACGGCGGCGTTGTTGTTACCGTCACCGTTGAGCAGCACGTCGATCGCATCCCTGAGCTGCGCACGCGCGATATAGGCGCCGATCTGGCTGAGCGTTACGGTGAACAGGTCAAGACGCTGAAAGCGGAGCGCCTCGTAGGACGCCACCAGCATTCTGCCGCGCTTGTAGAGCTTGACCAGATTCTCCCTGGTGCGCACGGTGGTCTGCGGAATGACCGCACCCTCGCCGACGACCTTGAGGCTCTTGTCGTCCTCCGTGGCGTCGGACACCACAGAGCGGTAGTCCATGCCCTCGATGTCGGTGACGGTCGCCACCAGATTGGGCAGGATGTCGGCGCGCTCCATGCCCTGGCGCACGGCGCGGCTCACGTATTCGGGAAAGAGCGCCGCGGAATTGGAGGTCTGGAAAAACTTCTCCACGCAGTCGCTGCCCCTGCCGCTGACCCTGATGTCAAAGCGCTTGAGCTGGCGCGAAAACGCGTCCAAGCCCTCCAGACAGGTGCCGATATAGTTCTCGGACGGGTCAAGGCGTTCGAGCGCGCCGCTCAAACCGCCCTTTGCCTGATACATGCCCTTTTCAATAGTAATGTTCTCAAAATTTGCCATATTATTACCTCTCTTTTTTCAAAGCTGTTAAAAAATAAAGCCGACTTCCGTGGCGGTGGAATCCACCACCAGCACTTCTCTGCCGGTTGTGTTCACAGACACCTTGCCGGCGTCGTTCACGCCGAGCATTATGTAGCCCACCGGGATTTTTGCGCTCGCCGCCGGCATAGTGACATAGCCGCTCATCTGCACAGCCGCGTAGCCGCCGCGCAAGCCGACGCACACGCCGCAAAAAATATCGCCCGCGCTGCACTTGCCGACGGTGCCGTCGGCGGTCATCTTGACAAAGCCGCCCGGCTCGACCAGCGAGCTGTCGGCGATAAAGGTCAGTACGTTCTCTCCGTATCCGTTAAAATTTACGTTCATCATAAACCTCCGTTAAATTGTGAATTGACCGATCGACTCGGCATTGCGTTTCATGCCGCCCGCCAGCTGCGGCTTGGGCATGAACTGCATGTTTTTTTGTTTTTCAAAGGCGGTTTTTACCTCTTTGAGCTGCGCCACGGTCATACTCTTGGCAATGCTCTCCATCGTGTCGCGCGAAATATCGGGCTGCACAGCTGCCGAGAGACGCAGCACCTCGGCGGTCAGGCTCTCGCGGTAGAACACGCCGTCCTTTGCCGTCTGCTTGAGCGAGTCGATATAGCCGAGCAGCTTGGCGCAGTCGCCGTCGCTGAGCAGCGCGCCGTTTTTGTTTTCCAACATTTTTAAGATCGTTTCCATCTTGTTTTCCTTTCTCTGTGCCGCCTTTGTCACGCCCGCAGCACGCTGGGCGGGAACGGCGACAAAACTCCATTCGTATGCATCGGCGGGATCCGTCAGCTCACCGCAGCAAAGCCTGCCGCCGTAGGTCTCGCCCTTTTGGTGCGGACACAGGTCAAGCGGCTCGCCGCAGACGCTGCACAGGGTCTTGTCCACCGCACAGCCCACGCTGACCTCCTTGACGATGCCGCTGTCGATCGCCTCGATCAGACTGCGGTTCTGCTCAGTCCTTGGCATGTATGCCCTGGCGCGCAGACAAAAATAGTCGTCGCCGGTGACGGTCTTTTTGCCCTCCGTATGCTCCACGGCGCAGGCAAAGATCCGCGCTGTCTGGTTCTTTGCGCTCGGCTGATGGTCAAATATGCCCGTCTTGCCGACAAAGAGCTTTTCGAGCGCAAACAGCGACTCCACGGTGAAGCGCTCGTTGTCGCGGTCAACGTCGTTGTCGCAGAGTGTGACCGAGAACACATAGACCTCGTCCGCGCTCAAGTTGCGGCGCGTATAGGTGTTGATCAGCCGCAGCTCCTCCGCGCTCACCGCTTCCGCCGGTGCGGCGGTGACCTCCGCCGCCTTTTGTATGGCGTTGCTATGCATCACAAACCTCCAAACCATATTGCTTTTCGAGCTGCGCAGCGCGTGCGTTGTTCAGCCGCGCCTGTGACAGCTCGACAGCATCCTGTAAATTGATATCGTTCCACACAAGCGAAAAGCCTGTGCTGTAGCCTGCCAGACGCAGGTGGGTGCGCACGATCTTGCGCACCGCCGGCTCCGCCGTCATGCGGTAATATTCCAGCTCACTGGTGAGAATGTCCGCCTGCTGCACGCTCATATGCTCGGTGCTCGACCACGAAAAGCCCAGCAAAAACGGCGGTATGCCGAGCTTGGCGACAATCTGCTCAAGCAGCACGCGCACCGGCACCTGACAGTCGGGCATCTGGTTTTCGGCGCCGATGACGCGCACGCGCACATCGCCCACCGACACAAAGTCGCACACGCTGTCGCCGCGCATCGCCTTTTTCCATTCGTCGGCGATGAGCCGCGCGCTCTCCTCGCTGAAATTGCCGTCCTTGGGATCGTAGGTCACGGCAAAGCGCAGATCGCCGGCGCGCTCCCAGTTGTTTTTGATCGACTGCAAGATACGCAGTAATATTTCGCTGACAAAGGGCAAGCCCTCCAGCAGCGAGGTGCCGCGCACCGTGCCGTGCTTTTGCCCCAGCAGCGACGCGATGAGGAGCGACTGGTTCTCCAGCGGCTTTTCGGCGCTGTCGCTGCGGCACACGAGCAGCTCCATCGGCGAGCTGCCGGCGATGATGCGCACATCGTCCGGATCGGCGTTGTAGAGCGCGAACACGCCGTTTTGACCGGCGTTAAGCAGCATCTCGCCCACCGCTTCGCCGTAGGTCAGCAGGCAGTCCATGTAGTCCCACACAAACGCCGCCAAGCCCTGTGCGGAGCCGTTCACCCTGACCTCTCTCGCAAAACGATCCGCTTCCGCCTGCGCCGACGGGTCGTCGGTGACGATGCGAAACGATCCGAGCAGCCGCACGATCTTTCCGAGCGCCGCGTCGATGACCGGCACCGAACGGCGCAACGCCGCATAGAGCGAGCGCTCGGCGTGCGTCTGCGCCTGCAGGGCAAGCGCGGCGCTGCCGACATACTTTGGCACGGTCTGTGCGATGGGCAGCACGGTCGGCTTGTCCGCTTCTTTTTTTCTGCCAAACATGTTTATCTCTCCTAACTTCAAGACCTCCCTTTTGACGGACGGCTAACGCTGCGCCGCAAAGACGCAGGGACTGCCGCCGTCCATCAGCGTTGTCACAAAATACCGAATATCGTCCATTGCGTGGTCGTTTTCCTTGACGGGCGCGTCCGCGTGACGGGAGGAGTCCCAGCGGTAGAGCTGAAATTCACGCCGCGCCGCCGCGCAGTTTTTGCATATCCGGATGCGTCCCTCCTTGAGTGCGCCCGAGGTGCGGCGAATACCGTCCACCACGTTGTTCTGCGCCGGCACCACGCGGTATTCTCCGTGGCGGCGGATCACCTCGATAAAGCTTGCCGCCGACGGGTCCACTGCGACCTGCCGTACCCTGCGCCCACCTGTCAGCGCCTTGAGAGCGGCGTAGTGCTCCTCGTCGGTGCGCTGCACGCCCTCCTTGCGGGAGTCAAAATAGTATTCATCTATGCGGTACCACACGCCGTCCTTTTTGCCCCACAAGCCCATGGATGTGGGGTTGACGGTGCCGTAGTCGCAGGAGACCGCGAACTCGCTGAGTCCGTCGGGCGGCTGTGCATACATCTCCTCGCGCGCCATAAAGGGATAGACGGCGCCGTAGACCGCCACCCACCTGCCG